GGAACCACGATCTCACCCACACCGATGACGTCATACGTTTTATGGTCTGTCGGATTTTTTATCTCAACCTCCTCTGGATTTACCGGGAGCTTTACCTTCTTCCCGGCAAATGCCAGATAGATCGAACATCCGATTTTTAATTTTGCCATGAACACACTCCTTTCATCATCCGTGCGATACCGATGTCTGGGAGTTCATCTGCTCGATGAGCATCTTCCGGATATAATCCGTGACATCATCAGCCGTCAGGTTTCCTCCGGCGGATTCCGGAACCGTCACATGGATCTCCGGTGCCAGAGTCTTTAATTCGATCTTGTTCATATACCGGCGTTCCGCAAGATCCCGGTAGATCTTCAGGTCTTCATCTGACAATTTGATATCATCCACCTTGCCGACTTTTCCAACCTTCGCGACCTTATCGATATTGTTTCCGCCGGAAAGGTCCAGGTCGTTGAAGCTTCCCGCGAGTTTTCCAATATCAAGATCCAGATTGTCCAGTTTGGAACCGAGATTTGCCCCGTAGTTTCCCCATTCTGCCGCTGTAGCACCGATATCAAGGTTTGCCATCCGCTTAATCTGGATTGCATTCTCTCCAAAGGTATCGTCTACCCAGCCAGATAGTTTTCCGCGGAAGCCACTCACAGCCCCCTGAAAATGAGAACCTGTCAGTGCATCGATCGCACCTGCCGCAGTTTCTACCATACTAAGAACTGCATCCAAAACGTCCGCAAACAGATGGACAGTTGCCGTACCAAGATTTTGTAACGCATTTGCACAAAATTCCGCAAAAGCAGCCACCACATTCCAGAGTGTGGCGAATGCATTGTATCCAACCGCATAAATCATGCCGAATACCTGACCAACCCAGCCGCCAACTTCCTGCATACCGATTCCGAACTGTTGCGCTGCAATCAACGCCCCAGCGAACAATGCGACAAGTAAAAGAACCGGCCAGTTTGCCGCGGCCCACGCAGCGCCATGTATTCCTGCCGCCGCTGCACTTGCGAGCGCTGCCTGGACCGCCTGTGCCTTCACAAGCAGGAATCCCAGCCCCACGGCCGCCAGGATCGGAAGGATCATATCCATGTTGTCGGCAACAAAGAGCGCCGCTGATCCAATCCCGGACAGGGCATCCGTTCCGACCTGCGCCATAACGGACAGCAGCGAGATCGCTTCGCCGAGGATCTCCTGTCCCTGATCTGTCTGAATAAAATCATTCCAGGACTGTGCCATCTGCTTTACTTCATGCTGGACGATGTTCTGCGCCTGCGTCATCGCATCCGACAGCGTCATCGGGATCGATGCAAACTTCTGATTCGTCTGATCCGCCATATCAAGCAGCGCATTTTTTACGACCGAAGCTGTAACCTTTCCGTCTTCTGCATACTGCTTGATGGATCCGGACGCCCATCCCATACTCTCCTCGATGGTCCTGGCAATTCCCGGAGCCGCCGCCAGGATGGAGTTTAAGTCCTGACCTCGCAGGGTACCAGCCGCCATCGCCTGAGTGAGCTGAACCATCGCATTGCTCTGCTCCTGAGCCGATGCGCCACCGATCTTGAACTGCTTATTCACCTGCTCCGTGAACGCGATCAGCTCCTGGTTCGAGGAGAATGCATTTCCGGCATTCAGCCCCATCTTTCCGACTGCGTCTGCCGTATCGGAATAAGCCGCTTTGGAACGCAGTGCCGACTGATAGATCATCTCACTCAGTTCATTCGTTGTCTGAAGACCATCGTTCATGAGGTTTAAGCGGGCGTTGATCTGAGCCTGGGTGTCAGAGAAATCCAGGAAACTACGGACCAGTGTTGTCACACCAGCGGCCGCGGCAATCCTCTTGATCGTCCTCAGGAGTTTGCCCGCTTGGTCATTTGTCTTCTGTGTCTCTCGTCCCAGACGTGACTGGTTTTCGATCGTATCGATCAATGCGGAATTGCCTTCCTTGATTGCTGCTGTCATCTGGTCAAAACCTTTTCCACTAATACTGTTGGCCGTGTCTCCCAATGCCTGAAGGGCAGCTCCCTGTTCCTGGATTTTTCCGCTGAGTTCCGTGATCTTCTGATCCAGGGTATTAAAACCGGCTGCCGCGATCGTATTGGAAGACTGCCCCATCATATCGATGGAGTTATTGATCCTTTCAGTTGCTCCCACTGCTGACTCACCAAGCGTTAAGAACCGGGTGAATGCAGCCGTAAATTCATCCGTCAAAACAAGATTTTCCTGTATTTTACCCATTCACATCGCCTCCTCACTTGTTTTTCATCTCTTTCGACAACCGGTCCATCATTGTAAACATAAGAATCTTTTCCCTCAATGGCCGTTTCTCAAAGTCTTCCGGGAAGATTCCAAGGGAGACAAAAACAAAATAGCTTGTTTCTGTCTCCCAGTCTCCTCCCTCTAAAAGTTTTTTGCGGCATTCTTCAGCTCGCTTGCCATCTTGACATCGTTGATCTCAGAAACCGCATCCATGACAAGATTCTTTTCCCCGATCGTGAACATGAGACCCGGCACCTCTGTCGGGTCCATGACACCATAGAAACTGCAAAGCTCTGCATCCTTGAGATTCGGTGTCTCCATGCAGGTCACGATCATCTCATTGATATAAGTCGCATTGTTAAAAACACCTTTTACAGTGTTTCTTTTTACGATCCCATCGTTTTCCTTCGGTGTGATCGCTTTTACAACAAACGGGATCTTCTCCCCTTTCTCATCCTTAAAGTTTTCCAGATAAAACTCTTTCGTCTTTCCGGCCGGAACCGGTCTTAAGTATGCTCCTAAATTTCCCATGGTTTTTCCTCCTATTTGCCTAACTGAGCTGGCTGGCTGTTAAATGATTTCAATACCTCGAAATCGCTGAACGTGAACTCGATATCAATCTGAAGACTCTCCGCAGAATCATCCAGGACCGCAATCGGGATCTTCTTTAAGATGACGTTATAGAGCACAACGGTCTGGGTACCCAACGAAGAGGATGGATCATCGTTCGTGATCTGGAAGTTGATCGTTGGGAACTTTCCGGTACGCTTAAACTCCGATAACAAAGTTAAAAACGTCGGGGTTCCATAATAGATCGTAGCCGATCCGGAATACTTTAATCCTTTGACCTTTTCCTGTTCTGTCAGCGCTCCGACAACCTTAAACTCACCCGTCTGGATCTCAGCGCTGGAGTTAAATTTCTTCAGTCCAAACAGAAGCTCATTGCTTCCATTGATCACAGTAAACGCTTTTCCGGCCGCGCCGCGGTAGGAATCCTGTGCGAGTAAATATCCTTCGTTGATTGCCATATCTTACACCTCCTTACTCATTGTCCGAATTAACAGACACATTTACTGTCATGTAGATCTTCTCAATGCTGTCCACCGGCTGGATCGCAACGTTTACAACAACGGCATCGATCTCGTTTCCGGCCAGGACCTCCACGTCATCCGGTTCGAAATTCTGGATTCCGCCGTTTGCCTGCATCTCGTTTAAGTATCCAACGATCCAGCCTTTCAGAAGATTTCTTCCATCGTCGTTATTGTTGGTCTTCCCGATGTAATACAGGGAAAACTGCTTATAAACATCATTGCAGAACTGGTTCAGGACACGCATCACGCGGTTCTTTGCAAAGCAGCTCTGTTTATCCACCGTGAAGCTTGTCAGGGTGTTGATATCTGTGCATACCTTGACAGTGTCAAAGGTATCGATAAACACAATCTTGCCCTTCTGGATTGCTTCCTCGATCTCTGTGTCGGTAAACTTCGGGTTTGCCTCCACTGCATTCGGATATCTGGCGTATGTAAGAGACTGATTATACGGGGCGCCGGCCTCTGCTCCACCAAGCCACCAAGTCACCTGCTGCGGTGTCAGGACTGTACCGTCAGAAAGCTTGACACCGTTTCCTGCGGAGATCACCCACTCACTGTTACTTTCTTCCGCTGCCGCCATAACTGCCTGGCATTTGCGTCCCACGCGCTCCGAGATACGTTTCACGAAGGATGCGTATGCCTGGATAACGACCTGCTCTGCCCCGTCGTATACCACAACATCGAAACTGTACTTTTCAAGCGCAGTCAGAAATGCAGAGTAATCTGCATTGGCGATCGTCGGGTCCTTGCCTCCTGTGAGCGCCGTTCCTGCTGTCTTCGTGAAGGCACTTCCCGTTCCTGAGAATGTGACCCAGGCATTCGCTGTAAGCCCGGAGATTTCTGTGACAGTCTGTTCATCTACGGTACGTCCATCCACAACGGTAGAGATTACATAGGTGCTCTCCGCGTCCGGATCTTCCTGAACGATCATTGTGATATCGTTACCGCGGATTCCCTCGTACAATGCTGTCACCGTCAATGTTCCGATCGTTCCGGTTGCCTTGGCTCCGTCAGTTCCCTTTGGACGATACAGAAGGATCTTGATCGGACCCGGAGTCGTATCACTGCCTTTCATCATCTCCCGCAGGAACATTGCCTTCTCACTCGTGACGTCATATCCGATGTAAGGCGTTAAGTCCTCGCCCGGAATGATCGTCTGCATGACCTCACAGGGCCCCCATGAGAGGGGTTCCGCGATCGCCACGATACCTTTTTCTCCAATACTCGCAGAAAGGTTTCCGCTGGACTTCGTGTTGATATACACGCCCGGCTGGACCTTGTTCTGGCTCATCCATGTTCCGCCTGCCATGTTATCTTCCTCCTTTCAATGCCCTCTCCAGAGCATCAATTGCCCCGGAGATCGTGTATTCCGGTTCTGTCAGGATCACCCTGGCAAAATCCGGCTGATATGCTGCAAGACAGCGGCTTTTCAAAAGTTTCTCTGTGGAGTACTTCTTTTCCTCCGTTTTCTTAGTCGTTTTCTTTGATACCGACATTGTTCTCCTCCATCTCCTGCATCAGGTTTTCCGTTTCTTCCACCAGGATCCGCGTCCGGATATGGAACTGGTAATGCAGCTCTTCATCTTCAATATTCCACTGCTGATCCTGCACCGGAACCGGAACGCTCTTTCCGCTGCCGTCTGTGTATGGGAACGGATCCAGATTCCGGTCCAGAAACTCCGCGATCTCATGGATCTTCCGGTTTCCGTTTACCAGGTTCCGCTGCTGTACAAAGACAAGGTCCACGCCGAGATCACGGAAATAGTGGTTTCCCACATGCTCCTCGATCGTGGACGGCATGAAGAAAAGAAAGAAGCAGGGAAAACTCGCTCCCTGCTGGTTTGGGCTGTCATATACCGGATAGTCCGGATATGCTCCGGTAAGCATACCGGCCAGGCTGTCGATCACATGATGTAAGGAAAAGATCATTTGAATGCCTCCTCTACCCGTTTTTCCAGTTCCGTCCGGACCACATCCCGGTACCTTCCGATTCCTGCCTCTTTCATGTATTTCCCCTGCACATAGCTCGTTTTGGTTCCGACCATGATACCGCCGGATCCATCCGGACTCCGCTCCAAGAGATTCCCATTGATAATCAGACCCGGAACGAAATGTTTATCGACCCGGTGTCCGTCATTCACATAGGATGCGTACTGCATGTTGTTATTGAGTTCCGTCCGGACACTGCCGCCTGTCACGACCGGCGTTGTCACGCTGTCCGTCGCCCAGTGCTGTGCCATCTGACCACTTCGCATGTTGGTGCCGGCCAGTGTCCCATCATTCGGCGGGGTCTTCTCTGCGGCAACACGGACCGCCTCGATCGTGGCACCTTCCGCAACTTCTGCCATGATCTTCGGGACATTCTCCCCGGCTCTCCTCAGTTCATCCAGACGTTTTCTCATCTGGCTTCCAAAGCTTGACATCTGCTCACCTCCCGGATCCGATCAGGTTCTCTCTCAAGAGTGTCACCTCTTTATGTTCCAGACCTGTGAGCGCACCGCCGATCGGATCATAAAAGTCCTGCGGAGGTCCGGCGAGATACCGTTCCGGCTTGTTTGCATGACCGGTATTTCCCCCGCGGATCACATACAACTCGTCTCCGGCCTGGATGTCCACAGAAAGATCACAGGAGAGTTTATCCTCTCCTCTGATCCTGGCGGCATTATCGGTGATGCTCGGGCTCCCGGTTCCTGTGTGGTATACGCGGCACGGGATCTTCTCCGCAACCTTTTTCCGTTCCTGCCTGGAAATACTTCCATCCTTCACAGCAACTACTCGGAAAACGTCCATAAGATCCGTGTACCAGCCTTCAAAAATTGGATTATCAAATAACATACATGCCTCCCATCCCCACCAAGCGGGCGAGTGTTGCAAGCTGCTGGCCGTACTGTGTGGCATTCCAGCTGCCCCACTTCTCCGTTCCGATCGTCACCGCGGAATTGTCATAACTGACAGATGTGTCTCCCATAGTGGCGCTCTTAATGACTCCTGCGGGCTGTGCCTTTGCAGCTGCCTGTGCCGCCCCGGAAGACTCCGGAGCGTATGTCTTTAAGTACATCGCCGCAAAATGCGCCAGGTAAAGCCCTGCGGCATAGCGCCACATGCTTCCCCAGCGCGATGGAAGGACACTGTCATTGACCTGTTCCAGAAACATCTGAAGGATCCCCTGCGGAAGAAGATCCTGAATTTCGGGATCCCCATCATTCTCTGGAGTGACTTTCTTCGTAAACTGCGGGAAGTCTTCCCGGAACATCTCTTCCGTGTAAGCTCCCCGCTCTCCCGACTGTGTAAGGTTCGCCGCCTGCTCTTTTGCCGCCTGAAACTTTGCTGTCATCGGGTTTGTGCTTCC